GTACGCCGAGCTCAAGTTCCAGACGGAACTCAAAGGCTCCGGCGCGGCCGGCACGGCTCCGGAGATCGGCAAGCTCTTCCGGGCGTGCGGGTTCGCGGAGACGGTCGTCGTCTCCACCTCGGTGGCCTACGACCCGTCGTCCGCGTCGTTCTCCTCGATGACCTTCTACGTCTACCGGGACGGGATCCTCCACAAGCTGACCGGAGCCCGAGGGACGTTCGAGGTCGACTTGACCGTCGGGAAATACGGCGCCATCAACTGGACCTTCCAGGGGCTCTACGTCGCCGTCTCCGACTCGGCGCTCGTCTCGGGGACGTACAACGCGACGCTGCCGCCGGTGGTCCTTGGCGCGGCGTTCTCCGTCGGAGGATACTCCGCGGTGGCGACGAAGCTGTCGCTGAACATGGCGAACGAATTCGCGCTGCGGCGGGACTTGAGCGCGGCGAACGGGGTCCGGGAGATCTTGATCACCGGGTGGGACGGACGAGGCGGCTCCTTCGATCCCGAGGCGGTCCTCGAGGCGACGCACCCGTTCTTCGCCAACTGGGCGTCGGCGGCCCAGGCGGCGCTCACCGTCACGGCGGGAAGCGCGGCCGGAAACCGGTGCGTCATCACGGGGCCGAAGGCCCAGTACAAGTCGGTCTCCCCCGGCGACCGGGACAAGATCTACGTCTACGAGATCCCGATCCGGCTGGCGCAGAACGTGGGAGACGACGAAGTGAAGTTCCTGTTCAACTGAGATAAGCCGGGGCGTTGCGCCCGCCCCGGCCCCGGGAGGGAGGTTTTCCGCCTCCGGCCTCCCTCCCACCCCCTTCTTTGACCGCAAGGAGGCGGCAGATCACGCTGACAAAGGAGACGGGCATGCCGATCGCGATCGATCCGAACAAGAGCTGGGAATACGTCCTCCTGGTGGACCGGGAGCTTCCCCCGGAACAGCAGACGGTCTTCGAGCTGAAGGCCCTCTCGGCCAGGGAGCTGGCCACGATCGAGGACGGGTCCGTGCGGTCCGACCGGGAAGGGAAACTCGAGTACCTGTCCGGCACGCAGACCATCCGGATCCTCGAGCTCGGCGTTCGCGGATGGAGGAACTTCAAGGATCCCGCCGGCACCGACGTCCCCTTCCGCGAGAACAACGGCAAGCCGCGGCACGAGAACTGGGACCTTCTGCGGCCGGAATGGCGCAGGGAGTTGGCCAACGCCATCACCGAGCAGAACCGCCTCTCGGAGGAGGAAAGAAAAAACTGATCGTGCTCGCGGCGTTCATCGCCGGCGAGCTGGAGGAATATGACTGCCGGACGTGCGCGGACGAGCTTAAACCGATGCGGGGATGCACGCAGGATGCGCTTCGGCCGCTGCTCGTCTTCGAGGACAAGACGGAGCTTCTCCGGTGCCCCGTGCGATGCATCACCTCGAACCTATGGCAAGTCGCCAGGGCGTACCGGTACCGGGAGGCAGGCTTGTTCCCCGCCTCGGGAGGGTGGCTGGAGCAGAGCGCGACGCTGCTCGATGCGTTCGACCTGCTCGATCGGGAGATCGCCGCGTACGCCCCGAAGAAACCCTGATCGTCCCATGAGAGCGGACGGGTAAACGATGCCGAAAAACGACGAGCTGAAGATCGTCATCCGGGCGCAGGACTTCGCGACGCGGGAGTTCGATCGGGTCAGCCGATCTATCACCAACGTTCGGCAGGGGATCGACCAGTTCAAGGGAGGAGTGTTCACCGTTATCCGGGAGAACTGGCTCGCGCTCACAGCGGCTGTGTGGGGATTCTACCGGGCAGTCGAAACCTCTTGGAGACTCGCCGACAAGGCAGCGAAATTCCACGAGCAAAAGGCGTCCCTGGACGCACTGGCGAAGGCATACGGGACGACGGCCGACGCGATCATCGCCGACGTGGATCGGGCGTCCAAGGGGCTCGTGAGGACCGGCGCGGCTGTGGAAACCGCCGGGAAGGCAATGCTCCGGGGCCTTCAGCCTGAACAGATCGCAAACCTCGCCGCCGCCGCCGAAACTCTCTCGAACATCACTGGGGATGATGTCACCGAATCGTTCCAGCGGATGACGGAGGCCATCTCCCTCGGCCGGGAACGCGGGATCGAGAGCGCGGCGGTTGTGGTCGATCTCAGGGACAAGTACGGCGACCTGGTCGTGGAGATGAGCGAGGCGGAGAAGCGGACGAAGTTGTACGAGTACACGATGGAGAAGGCACGTGCCGTACAGGAGCTGCTCGGGGATTCCACCGACTCACTGAGCGATCGGATGGAGCGGTTCCAGAACCAGATCGAGGTCGTGAGAAAAACGCTCGGCGAATGGATCATCCGGGCAGGCGCCGGACTCATGGCGACATTTCAGTCCGTCGCGGCTCTCGCGCTCGGGCTCGCCCGCGTGGTGATGGCTCCGATCACCGCGTTGATGCTGGCGACGGACTACCTCGGGATCACGCAGGGAAAGGCCGATGAGTACAAGGCGGCCATGGAAGCGCTTGGCGACGCGGCGCAGTACACCGCCGAGCAGGCAAACGATAATTTCAAACTGCTCTTTGGCGACCTGGACAAGATCGCCCCGAAAGCGAAGGGGACGCTCGATGCCATCGATAAATTGCGGGGGTCCAATAGAAACCCGCAGGAGGATAAAAATCTCCGGGATGCCGAGAAGCGGATCACGGAGATGTACCAGCAATATGCGGCCAGCAGGGCAAGGACGGAGAGCGAATTCACCCGGGAAAAGATCCGCGAGTTCGAATCCGGCTCGAAGATCGCGTTCGACAAACTGCCCAACGAATATCGGAATCGGTTCCTCGCTGTCGTAAAGGCCGATTGGGAGAAGATCGAGGGGGAACGGCTGAAAGCGCAGGAGCAGATGTTCCGTGCGATGGAGGAGCAAGCCAGGGAAGCAGCGAATAAGGTATCGCAGGCCGAGTCAGAGGCCGCCACAAACGCCCGTGAGGACGCCATTCGGGCAGCAATGAGAATGGACGATATGTACCTGTCCTCCAAGGAAATCGATGAAGTGGAGGCGACCAACCGGCGGTACGCAAACGAAAAGAAGCTGCTCGAAATCCAGAAGGAACGCCTGCTCGACTCGCTGAAGTGGACCGACAACTGGGAGGATCAGCAGCGGATCGGACTCGAGTATGCCCGTATCACGGAACAAATCAGGAATCTTGAAAGGGAGGGTGCCTACGCCGGCTCCAAGGCTGATGGGGACCGCATGCGCGAGCGGTTGAACAACGCCCGCAGGATTCAGTCGGAAATAGAGGGGATGTACCTTGCGGGGTCTGCTCAGGCAGTCCAGGGGCTTCGGTCGGCCTATGAGGACGACTTGGCGAATTTCCGGGAGAACGTCCGGGAGAAGAAGGCGACGTGGGCGGAATATGACGCGTATGCCAGGGCCCGGGAGCACCGCCTCCAGGAGGATCTGAAGAAGATCCAGGGCACCTCCACCGACGGCATGAAAGACGCCGTGCGGGATTACATCGACGAGTCCGGCAACGAATACAACCGCGGACGGGACTTCTTCAACAAGTCGGTCGGCGGGATGGAGAGCGCGGTCGGCGACTTCCTGTTCGCCGCGTCCCAGGGGACCTTCAAGGTCCGCGAGATGTTCCAGTCGATGGGGCTGTCGATCCTGAAGGCGGCGTCGGAGATCATCGCGAAGATGATCGCGCTACGGATCGTTTCGGGACTCGGCTCGATCTTCGCCCCGGCGAGTTCCGTGGCCGGCGCCCAGGGTAGCTTCGGCCCGGCTGGCGGAGGCGCTCCTGTTACCGCGGTCGCGGCGTTGGGCGGGATCTTCCAGGGCGGATTCCAGCCGGCCTATGCGATGCCCGGCGGAGGGTCGATGCCGTTTCGGGCGTTCTCCTCCGGCGGCATCGTGCGGCGGCCGACCGTCGGGCTGGTCGGAGAAGGCGGGCAGAACGAGGCCGTCGTCCCTCTTCCGGATGGGAAGGCGATCCCGGTGAAGATGCAGGGAGGCGATGGGGGAGCTTCGACCGTGACCAACAACTGGAACATCGTGGCGATGGACACTCAAAACATGGATGCCTGGCTCGCTTCCAAGAGAAGCACGATCGAGGGAATGATGGCGGACTCTCTGGCCCGGGCCGGCCTGGTCCGCGATGCGGTGAGGAGGAACCGGTAGATGACGATCCCGGTGTTCCCTTCCGCCGTCCTGTTCGAGCGCGCTCCGTACAAGGAGAACTGGAAGACCCTCGCCAACCAGTCGGACGGAGGGGTGGAGCAGCGGGTCGCCAAGTGGGGGCGGCCGATCCGCCAGTTCGAGGTCATCGCCAACCTGATGGAGCAGTCCGCGGAGGCGGATGTCCTCCTGAACTTCTGCCACGCCCGGAAAGGGGCGTTCGAACCATTCCTCTTCATCATGCGGACGAAACGGACCTGGGAGAAGGTGTTCGTCGGCACCGGGACGGGATCCCGCCGCGTGTGGGTTCTACCGTTCCTTGAATGGGATTTTCTGACCCTTTACAAGGGCGGGGTCGAGGTGTTCCAGGGGCCGGATTACGACGTCCTCTCCGCAGCGGGTCCTGGAGGATCCGACCTGGTCGTGTTCCGGGAGTCGGTCGCCAACACGACGGTCATCGAGGCCGACGGCGGGAACGCCCGGCTGGTCGCCTACGTCAAGGCGACGGATCTGTACGAAGACGACCACGTCCGGTACGGACGGTTCAACGCGCGGCTTTCCCTGACCGAGGTGAAGGCCGACGTGGATCCCTACGCGTTATGACCGCCGACCAGGTCTATATCGCCACCGGGGACGGCTCGACGCGGGTGTTTCTCCTGCCCGTGACGGGATGGACGTTTTTAACGGTCCGGGAACGCGGCGGTGCGGAGTTCCTGTTCGGGCCGGATTACGAGGTCTTAAATGCCGCCGGGGAGTATGGGCTTGATTACCTCGTCTTCCGGACGGCGCCGGCAGCCGGGCAGATCCTTGAGATAGATTTCGTCGATGGATCCTACATCCATCTGCTCGACCAGCTCGACGTCCAGGTCGAGGTCGCGGATCCCTATATCAGCCTGGAGGCGCTCTGATGCAGAAGGAGTTCACCCTGGGGGATGCGGTCCGGTTCAAGGCGACCTTCCGGGACTCGGCCGGGGCGCTCTTCGATCCCACCTCGACGACCGGCAAGGTCTACAACGCCGCCGACACCGTCGTCGCTACGTTCGCCACCCTTGCGAAGATCTCGACCGGGACGTACGTGGCCGACTGGCAGACCGCCGTGGGCGTGAATCCGACGGGCGCCTACTCGTTCGAGGCGACCGGCGTCTGGGGAGCTTTGACGTACAAGCGGTTCGCGCGGAACATCGCAAGGCTCGCGTGACAGGAGGATGACCCGATGACGATCTCCCTCATGCTCCCTCTGGTCGGCAAGACCCAGGCCGACCTGAAGCGCGTGGATAAGGGCACCGGCCCCCTCTCCTTCACTCGCGCCACGACGGCTACGCGCGAGAATCCGGACACGAACCAGATTGCGGCTGTGGCGAGCGGGGATCTGAGGGAGAACGGGAGGAAATATTACAATCGGCTGCTCTATTCCGAGGATTTCGACCAGGCGGCGTGGGTCAAGACGAACATCGCCGTATCGAACGACAACGTCCTTGGCCCCAACGGAAAGACCGGCGTCGCGCAGACGCTGACGGCTTCCGCAGCGAACGGGACGTGCCTGCAGGCGCTCATCGACATCTCCCGCGCCCGTTACGGATGCCTTTATCTCAAGCGGAAAACTGGCACCGGAAACATTCAAGTAACGCTCGATGGCGGCTCAACGTGGACCACGGTTGCGGTGACGAGCGAATGGACGCGCCTCGGGGCGGGCCAGACACTTGCAAATCCCTCCTTTGGCGTCCGGATCGTCACGAGCGGTGACGCGGTCTACGCATGGGGTGCTCAATTGGAGGACGGCTCTACCGCCCGCCGCTACGTGAAATCCGGTTCCTCCCCCTCCTATGCCCCAAAGGGCGCGCTGATCGAAGGGCAGAGGACGAATCTCCTGCTCTATTCCCGCGACCTGACGAACGCCGCGTGGGTCAAAACGACAATGACTGCCGCGCTCGATCAAACCGGAGAAGACGGCGTGGCGAACAGTGCATCGTCGCTCTTGGCGACGGCAGGAGACGCGACGTGCCTCCAGGCGCTCACGCAGGCGTCGAATCCATTCTCCGGCTCGGTTTCCATCAAGCGGCTTGTTGGAACCGGAGTGGTGTCGATCACGCTGGACGGCGGGGCGACGTGGGTTGATGTGACCGCTTCCTTATCAACTGCGGCGTGGTATCGGGCGTTGAAAGAGAACCAGACGCTCGCGAACCCTTCCTTCGGGATCAAACTGGCGACCTCCGGGGACAAGGTGGCGGTGGATTACGCAGGCGTCGAGCAGGCGGCCATTGCATCAAGCCGCATTCCCACAACCAGCGCGGCGGTGACGAGGAATGCGGATGCCTTTTCCGTACCACGCACCGGGAACTTTGGGGATGCAACTGGAACCCATTACGTCGAGGTGGAAACGTCCATCCCTGTGGCCCTGCTTGGATCGATGAGGCCCTGGTTCATTGCATTCAATGATGGCGGGTCGGGAATAATGGCAGATTTGGGAGGGAAGTACCGGACCTGGGATGGCACTGTGGAACATTCATGGGTCGCCGGGTCTTCCCCCGGAGTAATTAACCGCCTGATCCATTCGTGGGGTGGGTCCTCAAGGACCTTCGTGGCAAATGGGGTTGAGGAATCGACCGTGGCGTTCGATGGAAGCTATAACTCCGGAGCGAACATATTTATCGGGACTCTGGACGGATTGAACAATGGTTGCTTCGGGCACATAAAGAACTTCATCTTTTTCAGCACTAAGCTGACCGCCACCGAAATGATCGCGATCGCGATCACCCAATAGGAGGCACCATGCCGAAACTCGTGTACGTGAAGGCAAAGCCGGTCACTGTGGAGAATCTCCTCTCCGGTCCCCGGGCGGTCGTCCGAATCGCCGGAAGGCTGATCGACCAGCCGATCTGCCAGGCTCCGGACGACGGGGCTGGGATCCCGGTATGGGCGGCCGTGGTCGACGACGAGACGCACGCGGCGATCGCGGCCGAGCCGGAGTTCCTGGGCGCCGGCCTCACCGCGGTCCAGGTGAAGGATCCTGCGGTGTTCGACCTGGTCACCGTGCAGGAGGTGGCCGACCCCAAGGCGCCCGGGGGGAACCGGATCGTCGGCATGGGGGAGAAGGTCGCCGTCGGGGATATCGTCGTGGCCACGCGTCCCGCGCACACCTTCGCGGGTTGGGACCCGATGACGGGGGATCCGGTTCCCACCCGTAGTTTGGTCTCAGAGCGGATCCGGTAAGAGGGTCCAGTATGCCGATCACCCTCGATCCGGGGACTCAGGCTCAGACACAGGCCGCCTTTACGCGGTCGGCCCTCCTGTTCGAGTTCTACCTCACGACGACGCAGTACTTTACGAATTTCGATCGCCCCTTGTTGTACGGAGGGAACACCTATTATCCCTTCCCGATCCAGATCGGCGAGGTGAAGAAATCCTCCGTCGGCCTGACCGACGACGTGACGCTCGTCCTTTCCAATGTCTCCAGGGAGATCTCCGCGCTGCTCCTCTCCGAATCGTTCGCGGGAAAGCGCGCGGTGATCCGCCGGGTGTTCCTCTCCGACGACTACACGATCACCGTCCCCTTCATCGTGTTCGACGGCCTGATGGACGATATCACCGGGAAAGAAGAAACAAGCACGGCGACGATCGTCGTAACCCTCCGGACGGATCTGGCGTACTGGCAGAAGTCCATCCCCGGCCGCCAATATCAGGCGACGTGCGCGTGGGCGTTCAAATCCACGGGTTGCGGCTACGTGGGCGCGCAGACGTGGTGCAACCGGACGTGGGAGCGGTGCAAGGCGCTGGCGAACCAGGCCAGGTTCTCCGGGTTCCGGCATCTTCCGAAATTAGAGTCCTCGCCGCTCTGGTGGGGGAGGACCGCCCCGGACGTACCTCAGACGGAACAGCATGTCGCGATCCAGCGGCATACATATTGATTATGACCGACGCCGAGCTCTGTAGGCGGGTGCAGCTGATGCTCGGCAAGCCGCACGCCGAGATCCCCTGCTGGAAGATCGTCGATGCGCTCTACGGGGTTCCGCTCATCGGGGCCAGGGAGGTCGATCCGAAGTACATGCAGGCGGGAGACGTGGTGGTGTTCGGAGAGCGCGAGCAGGCGCCGGATTACGGCATCGGCGTCTACTTAGGCAACGGGAAGGTCGTCACGTCCTTCAAGGAGACCGGCGTGGTGATGATCCCGTGGAGGTTCGTCAAGGCTTCGTTCGTCGGAGGGTTGCGGGTTGGGTGACGGCGGCAAGAAAATCCTCGGTTATGCCGCCATCGCAGCCGCGATTGCCCTGACGATCTCCGCCCCGGAATTATCCGGCTGGACAGAAAAACTCGCATATTACGGAAGCGTTCTCGCGTTGTCCACCGGCGGCTCCATGCTCCTGAACCAGGTGGCGAAGAAGGAGATGGCGGAGCAGCTGGCCCGCGCACAGAGCATGACCGCGGGGCTTCAGGCGAACACCCGCTCCTCCCAGACTCCGATCCCACTGATCTACGGCTGGCAGCGGGTCGGCGGAAATTACCTCTACATGAAGGCCACCGGGGCCAACAACAACGAGTTGCATTGCATCCTCGGCCTATGCGAGGGGGAGATCGATGCGATCGGAAGGATGTACTTCGGGGACACGCTGGTTTGGGACGCGCAAACGGAAAACGGCGGGATCCTGAACACTCCCTACCTGTGGGTCTTCGCGATGAGTTATCGGCTCGGGACGAACGTCCAGACGCCGTTCGCGGAAATCCAGGCGATCGATCCGGATTTCGAGGACACCTACCCGAACACCGCGGTCGTTTATTTGAAGCTGATCTACGACCAGAACCTGTTCCAGGGAGTGCCCCAGGTCAATTTCCTGATCCGTGGCCGGAAGGTGTACGACCCCAGGGATCTCCAGACGAAGTGGACCCAGAACGGCGTCCTGCAATTTCGGGACGTAGTGACGAACGACCGGTTCGGCGCGGCGATCCCTCAGACGAAGATGGACGACATCGCCCTCGCCGAGGCGGCGAACTACGCCGACCAGGTGGTGACCCGTTCGACCCCCATGGCCGTCACCGAATTCCTGCGGTGGGGTTGGGCGGATATCAATGATTTCAACTGGGCCCCGGGCGCCTTGCCCTCGTCCTGCACGCTTCCACGGGGGAAACCGTGCCCGGGCACGCTCGTGATCGGCACGGTCGGGCACGACGACGGCGTCGGAAATATCACCGGGGGGGGGTTCGCGGGGACGATCGATTATGCCACGAAGCTCCTGACGCTGACGGCCGCTCCGGCGTTCCCTCTCCAAGAGGGGATGTCGGAATCCGCCTGGTGGATCTCGTACAGGGACGGTTGGCGGAAGATGGACGATTATCTCCTCTACGCGCCGGTCGTCCCCGGGTCGGTCTCTTTCTCCTCCACTGACGAGACGGTTACGGACAACGGCCTGGGCGTCCTTACGGGTTCCCTCGGCGGGTCGGGGACCATCAACTATTCCACGGGCAGGATGATTTTCACCTGGAAACTTTCCCCTCCGCGGCTCGATCCGATCAAGGTTTCCTACCAGCAGGGATCCGGACCGAGATTCCTCACGAACTACTTCGCCATCGACGGCGGGTCCGCGCTGGATTCCATCCGATCGCTCCTCTCCCAGTTCCGGGGGTTCCTGATCTACTCCGGCGGATATTACAAGGTGAAGATCGACAAGCCGGAGACGACCGTCGCTTCGTTCCAGTCGGGCGGTCTCGAGGACGGCACGAACAACATCGTCGACGGGACGTTCTCGTGGCAGGTTCCGGGGATCTCGGAGATCCCCACGCGGATTCGGGCGAAGTGGATCGACCCGATGGAAAACTGGAAGGTCAAAGACTTCCCTGTGGACCTCCCGGGGATTGACGGCGATCGCCGCGAGTTGACGATCGAGTTGTACGCCTGCAACAACATCGACGTGGTGGAGCGGATCGCAAGGACTCACGCCGCCCTGATCGGCAGTAGCGTGAAATGCATGTTCAAGACCAACCTCCAGGGGTTGATCCTCGAGCCGGGGGACAAGGTCGCCGTCACGCATCCGGCGGCGGGATGGGTGAACAAGGAGTTCCGCGTCGTGGAGATCTCCGACGTGATCGCCTCCGAAAACGTGTCCCTTTCGCTGATCGAATACAACGCGGCGAATTACATCGACGATCCTCAGACGGCCTCGATCGCGGACCAGGGGATCAGCCAGGGGGCCCACTCCTACGGACCCCCTCCTGAAGTAACGGGGCTGACGCTCACGGAGTTCTGGAGGCAGCTACGGGACGGCACCTGGTCATCCTGGATCCGGGCGACGTTTGCGGAACCGACGAACTATCCATACACGGCGGCGTACGAGATCTATTTGCGGGATTGCTCTTCCGGCTCGAATCAGTATGTGAGGGTCGGTGAGACGCGCTCCGGCGTCTACGAGGTCGGCCCGGTGAAAGAGGCCGTCCTCTGGAGCGTGATGGTCGTCATCCGGACGATCAACGGCGTCCGGTTCTTCCCCTCGGGAGCCTATGCCTACATAGCTCCCACCGGGAAGACCGGCCTTCCGACGGCGCCGGCGTTCGTCGACGCGGCCTGCAGCTTCACAGACCGCGTGGTTCTGAACTGGTCCCCGATCCCCGACACGGACCTGGGGAATTACGAGCTGCGCACGGACACGAACTGGGGGAACGCGACGAACCGGCTGTACCTTGGGAAGGGGACGTCCTTCTGGATGCAGGCCACGGCGGCGTCCTACACCGTCTACCTGAAGTCGATCGACACGAGCGGGAACTATTCGACGACCTTCGCCACGAAGACCCTGACGAACGGCGCTCCCACGGCTCCGAGCGTGACGACGGACTACATCGGCCGGGACTGCATCGTGAAATGGGGAGCGTCCCCGGACCTCGACTTCTCGAAATGGGTCCTGACGATCTATTCCGACGCCGCCAGAACACTCCTGAAGCGGACGGTGGAGCTGCAGAGCCCGGGGTTCACGTACACCTACGATCAGATCCAGGCGGATTTCGGGGGCGCCGGCGTCCCCGGGACGATTTATTTCCGGATCGTGACCCACGACGTCTTCGGTTCCACGACGACGACGGACTTCTCCGCCACCCAAGCGAGCCCGGCGATCGTCCAGTACGACGGCGGGTCCGTGGAGCGGGTGAGGATCGGAGCGCTCGGGAGCGGAGCCTACGGAGCGAGGTTCAGGGATTCAGGCGGCAATATCACGTTCGAGCAGGGCGACACGCTGAAACAGCAGTACATGAAGATCGATTCGCTGCGGATCGTGAAGGGGGTCATTCCATTCCAGATCCCGTTCGCGGCGGACACGACGGATTTTATGTACGCCGCGTGTTCTTTAACCTCGAAGGGAAAGGGAACCTACGTTTGCGTGACGAAGTGGAGCAATCAGTACCTCTATGCTGGCGAGGTTGGTCCCGACTGCCGACAATTGATCGACCTCGGTTTGAAGGTATCCGCAGCTTGCAGCAGGCCCGTCATCATGCACAACAATCTGGAAGATTTCGTGTCTCTCCTTTATGCGTCAGGCGGTAGTATTTATATATATAAATTAAACACGGCCTCTCTCACCGGAGTTACCGGCCCGACTGCCGTAGCGACAATAACAAATGCTGACTCTCCTGTTTTCGGAGACAAATCGAATGGAGGTTCGTGGCAGGATTATTATTTCATCGGAGGGACAAATAATAATGTCCTTTATTACGGAAGATATAATTTCTCGACACATGCGGTTATAACTGCCGCTACAATCGTACATACATTCTCGACGACGTCCGCCCATGAGATTGTTGGATGTCATGGGGGGTGGTTATGGGTTAGAAACGTCGGGGCGGCCGGGCAACCCATCTATTACTTCTCCCTGTCGGGTGGCACGATCGTCACCGGTCCCGTTACCGGTCCATCTGCGCTTGGGGACACCAACCAGAACACCTGCATGGGAATCCGCATGTTTTCAGGACTGTGGGTGTTTTTCGGGACCCCGTCGGCCGGTGCTCCGGAAATATCTCTCATCGGGTCTGATGCTGCGCAGTACAGCATGCATGTTCCGACAGGCATCAACGGGTCTGGAACTCCGAGGGTCGGAGTCACTTCAATCGATTCGGGAAATTCGGGAGACGTTCCGGACAACCTGTTTCCGATCGCGTTCGCTTCTTCCTATAGCGGAGCGAGCAAAAACATCAATGTAGGGACCAAAAGATACATCGAGCTCGCAAACAAAAACTTGCAGGACAATTTAATTGCGCTGTCCTTATAAAATAGAAGGCGCGGCGCTGGTCGTGGCTCTTGCCTTTAGTACTACCTGTCATGCGTTCGAATGGACGAAAACGGATACGGCATTTCAGGCAGCTCAGACGGCGGCGCTGGTTGTCGATTGGGCCCAAACCCGATACGCGGCGAGGGACTGGAACCGACAAGCGGAGCACCAGGAGGAGAGGGTTCATTACAAAGAAACGAACCCGTTCCTTGGCGAGTATCCGAGCATGAGAAAGGTTGACAGGTATTTTATCGGGTACATGGTTGGAACGGCGGCCGTCTCGATCGTCCTGCCGAATCCGTACAGGCGGATCTGGCAAACATTCTGGATCGTCTACGAGGTGGACGTCGCGAGGAAAAACCATTCCATCGGGATCAAAGTCAGGTTTTAGATCCAACTCCTGCGATGATCTCTATATGTAGGAAGGCCGCCTGCTTATCAGGAATGATTCAACTGCCAAAGCAGGCGCAAATTACTGCCAAACCGCGCGCTAAGCAACACCTTTCCCCCGCGTTATCCCGCTTTTTAGATGCGGCTCGAAGGTGGACGGGTTTCCGGGGCAAAAAAAGGGGCTACGGCTTTCACCGTAACCCCTTGATTTTGCTGGTGGGCCATGAAGGATTCGAACCTTCAACCTCCTGATTAAGAGTCAGCTGCTCTGCCGGGTTGAGCTAATGGCCCACGCTGGGAAAGAACG